TCGACAGTCTCGGGATCGAAGAATCCGACGAAGGGCCGCCCGTTCCCCGGGCGTCAGAAACAGCGCCGGGAACAGGATGTGATGGAGGCGGAAACGATAGCGCGAGCTCACGCGGACACCTTCGGATGACGCTGTGCCCGGCTTTCAGTGCAGGAGACCCCGGCAGCATTGCAGAGCTGGAGATAGACGTTGCCGTTCTTGTACAGGCAATCCGCGACGATATCCGCGACTTCCGAGACGGGAAGGGCAAGCGCAGAACAACACAGGGCGAACGACAGCGGCGAGACGTGGCCGAGCGGCGCGGTGTCGGTCAGCCACTGCCGGGCATAGCGGGCGCGGGTGGCCCGTTCTTTGCGGGCGAGGCGAAGCCCAAGCTCGGGATCCGCTCGTAGCGCGCGGTCGGACGTTTCGCGGCCACTGGAATGAGCGTCGGAAATGCCTTGGTCGCGTCTGGCAGCCCTGATATCGAGCACCGCGTTATCGATGAGCCCGGCGGCGAGTCGAGCGAATCCAGCGAGGTCCGGATCGACGAGGGAGGAGGGTGGAGGGTGGTCCATGGCCGAGGATGAAAAGGCTGTTCATCTGTACAGTATAGCCAAGACTATCCTTTTCGTGTTGGCCGGGGGGACGGTTTATTTGGGAATTTTTTTGCACCGACGGCCGAGAGATTGGACGGGCCGTTCAGGGGCTGCCGGAAGAGCCTGGAGAGGTGTCAGGGAACACCTGTTCAACAGGTGTTCGAACAGGTGTTGAACACCTGTTAAACGTAACAAGACGGTTACATTTGAAGTCCTGTTTTTATTCGTTTCGTTGCGCCATTAAACGAGGCGTTCAGCCAAGCGACGCCGACGGGCCGCGCCGAGTTAAAAGTTTCATGGAACTCGACATATATTTATAAGGATAACTACTAGTAAGTCCTGATTCCTAGATACAGGACTTTCTAGTAGTTCCTAGATGTTTCTCTATTTCTAGTAAAGAGAGATGTCGAGATGCGCAAAGCTCCGCACTCGAACCTCACCCCTCCCACTCCACCCAACCCCTTTCCCCAGGCCTCCAACCGAAGGATCACTCTGTCGGCGCAAAAAACTATCCAGGGGATACCTAACACCCCCCACCCCCAATTCCGCCGGCCCCCTCCCCCCAGTCGTCCGCGATTCTCCGGCCCGTGGCGCCGCCCGCCGACCCTCGAAGCCCCATCCACCCCAACCGAGCCGCGCGACCCCGCGCCGCTCGTCGTTTTCGGCCTGCCGCGAGGATTGCCGGGCCCGTCTGGCTACCCGCACACCTCCGCGCCGCCAGACCTCCCGCCGCGCGCAGAATCTCCGGCACTCCCGACGCCGAAACACCCCATCCCGGCCCCGATAAACATCCCGCCGATCTCACGGCACCGGCACATCCCGGCCCCGAGACGTTTCACGGACCCGGAAAATACCGTTCGTCGGCCAGAATCGACCGTTCATAGGTTTTTCCTGTTGATATGGATTATCGACTATCTGATAAACCATTCTGCGATTGACAAGACTATCGTTGGCGGGAAAATAGACTCATCGATCAATTTCGAGGTGTCAGATGGACCTGTCCGAATTTCCCCCTCCGCCTGTACCGGCGGGATTTAGCCTGCAGTCGCCGCCGCCCATGCCGCTGTCGGTCGAGCATTTGCTCGATTCGCCTCAGTACACGGAACACGCGCATCTGCCGATCGTTGCCGCGTCGTGGATTCGTCTTCGCGCGAAGGCCTGGATCTCACGTCCTGCGGCGTCGCTTCCCGCATCGGATAACGCGCTGGCCGCCATCGCGGGCCTGGCCCCGGAAGTTTTCGCGCAGTACCGCGACGCGATCCTAGAGGGATTCGTGTTTTGCTCGGACGGGCGCCTATACGACGTCGAGCTTGCCGACCGGGTCGCCGAGCTGATCACCGCCCACGCAAGAATGGAGGAGCTGCGGCAGATGAAGAGCGCGGCGGGCAGGGCTTCCGTCGCCGCGAGGAAATCGAAGCCGAAAGCTTCCGCCACCGTCATCCATTCAGCCGTCGATGAGACTGTCGAGGCCGAGAACGATCCGCTGGCCGCCCGAGCCCGAGAAGTGTTCGCGTTCTGGGTCGAAACGATGGGCGCGAAAAAGGCCGTCCTGTCTGGCAAGCGAAAGACGAACCTGCTTAAGGCCCTGAAAACCTACACGGTCGAGGACCTGAAGAAGGCAATAAAGGGCTGCTCCTTGTCGCCGTTCCACCAGGGCGAGAACGACCGAAATACGAAATTCAATGACCTCGAGCTGATCACCCGCGACCCGGCGCAGGTCGAGAAATTCATGCGCTTCGCGGATTCGCCGCCGACCGTCAAGAAATCTTTGTTCGGCCAGGGAGGAAAGGCCCGGCCTGAGGACTACAGAACCGACGAGCCAATCGAAGACCTCGGCTGGCTCTCCAGCAACTAACCAACACCATCAGGGAGATAGAAATGTCAGTCATTCGAATCAACAACCACCCCGGCACATGCGACACCCACGGCCCATATATCGCCGACACCTGGGCCGTGAGCGGAAAGATCAAGCCCACGAACTGCCCGACGTGTTTTCAGGCCCAGCTTGAGAAGAACGCCGTTCTCATCGCCGAGCAAGCCAAGCGCGACCTGGAAGAGGGGAGAGGGCTGCGCGACAAGCAGGCGGGCGTCCCGTTCGCGTTCAAGCGCGCGTCCCTCGACGAGCTGAAGGCCCCGTCCGAGTCGGCCGCCTCGATCCATCGGACATGCCGTCAGTACGTCGAGGGATTCGACCGGGTCCTCGAGCAGTCGCCGCCGATGGGGATGATCTTCACGGGCCTCCCCGGCACCGGGAAGACGCATCTGGCATGCGGGATGGTGAGGAGGCTGCTCGACCTCGGGAAGTCGGCGCGGATCGTGAGCCTGCCGAGCCTTCTCCTCGAGCTCGGCGAGGCATCGAAAGGATGGGGCGCGTCGCCGATCGGGTATGTGCTCGACACGTACAAGAAAACCCATCTGCTGGTCCTGGACGAGTACGGAACGCACAGCAAAACGGACCGCGACTATCAATTGATCTTCGATCTGATTGATGGCCGATACAAAAACGGCCTCCCCACGATCCTGCTGACCAACGTCCCGCGCGCCCGCCTGGCCGAGGAGCTCGACGAGCGGGTCCTCGAACGCGTGAAGGGCCCCAGAGGACTGATCCTGTCGTTCGACTGGAAGTCGTTCCGCGTCTGATCCCGACCCCGAAACTTACCGACACCGAAACTGAAAGGAACACCCATGGAAACCGCATCAACAACACCATCAACACACGAGCCACCGAAGAAGAAGCTGCTCACCCCTCGGGGGGTGGTCGAGTACGTCGTCGAGCGCAAGGGCACGACCAGCAGGATCTCCGGCCTGTCGTCGTTCGCACACTCCCAGCGCGTATGGGTGCGCGGATACGACGAGCGCGGGCTGAAGGTTTTTGAGGAAACAGTCGGGTACATCGATGCTCGATCGACCGGGCCCCGCTCACGCGCCCGCTATGTGCTGGAGCGGGCAGAGCGTCTGGCCGAGGTGTTGAACGCCGCGGAGCAGGCCAAGCGCGCCGTCCATTGACTTCGCGTGTCCTGTCAGACTATCCTGGGGTGGTTACTGCTACCCCAGGATATTTTTTATGGCGACGACCAAGGCACCAGCGAAGCGCACCAGATCGGGGCCGAAGCTTGGGCCGAAGCGCGAAGTGAACGCGTCCAAGACATCCCTCCGGCTTGTCGTCCTGAACGCGGGCAGCCTCTCAGGCCGAAAGCTCTATTCGATGCGGATCAAGCCCGAAGTGATGGAGGCGCTCGACGCCGTCCTGTCGGGCCCCCGGTACATCGCGATCGAATGGGCGATCACCGAGGCCGTCGAGAGGCTCAAGAAGCTGCCGAAGGGCGAGATGGTGATGCTCGAAGGCGGCGACTGATGCCTGTGGCAACCATATGGCAACCGCCCAGAAACACAAAAGGCCCCGAAGGGCCTTAAGTGCTTGATTTTGTTGGTGCTGATGAGAGGAGTCGAACCTCCGACCTACTGATTACGAATCAGCGGGCCGTTGTTTTTCTGCCAATCATTCTGTTCGTCTGAGCTGCGGAACGTCCAATAGAATCAAGGACTTGCCGACGAACGGCGACCACTTGCACGGTAGAATGCGGGTCTCAAGGATCGGCGAAGTGGCAACCGAATGGCAACGAACGGCAACGATGGAGTACGACGGGGAGCGCTGCTCACGGACAAAGTGATCCGTGGCGCGAAGCCTCAGGCCGCGGACTACTGGCTCACGGATCCATCGCCCCGGGGATCGGGAAGCCTCGTCCTGAGAGTCGGGCGGTCCGGCGCGAAGGGGTTCTATTTCCGGTTCGTCGGGCGCAACGGAAGGCGCGAGCTGGCGACGCTCGGCCCGTACCGATCATCCGACGACGCGGACGGGATCACCCTGGCGGAGGCACGCGCGAAGGCCGACGAGATCCGCGACCAGCTCAGGCGCGGCATCGATCCCAAGGCCTCGGCAACACCCGCCGCCGCATCCGGCGCGATCAAGAAAAGCGGCGAGAAGGACGTCTCACTCAGGAAGCTGCTCGACCTCTACGTCAAGAAGCTTGAAGCCGCCGGCAAGCGTCGCCCCAAAGACGTCGAGAACACCTTCCGACGCCGAATTCTCGATCCCGATCTCGGGTATGCCTGGGTCGATTCGCCGGCGCGAAGCGTGACGGTGTCGCAACTGAAATCATCGATCACGAAAGTTCTCGGCCTCGGACACCGAAGCGAAGCCAAGCATCTGAGAAGCATGCTTCACTCCGCGTATGCGTTCGCGGTGAGTGCTGCGAATGACCCGGAGGCTCCGTCCGAGCTCGAGGCTTTCGGCGTCGAGATCAACCCGATATCGGGAATTAAGGTCCCCGCTGATCATTGTTCAACGTCGACGCGGTCCCTGTCGGATGAAGAGCTGGCGCACTACCAGCGCGCGATCGACACGATCAAATCCGCGCCGATTCGCCTCACGCTTCGCGCTCATCTCCTCCTCGGCGCTCAACGCCCGGCCCAGCTCACGCGCGCGACCGTTCGGGACGTAGACGTGGCGGGCGGCGTGTTGACGCTCTGGGATGGCAAGGGACGCAGGCCGGCCCCTGTGCCTCACGAGCTGCCCCTCTCGGAATCCCTCACCGCGATCTATTGCGAACTTCTCGGGATGCTTGACGGCGGGGAGCTAGTGCACAGCACATCTTCCGGCGTCGACAGTATCGCGCCCGAGACGCTGTCCCATACCGTGACGGACATCTCGAAGAAACTGGTCGAGGCCAAGGCGATCCGCCTGGCGTTTCGGCTCGGGGATATTCGTCGAACCGTCGAGACGCAGCTCACCAAGCTAGGCGTTGAGAAAGAGACGCGCGCGCGCCTGCTGTCGCACGAGCTCGGCGGGCTAATCAATCGACATTACAACCGACACGAATTCTGGCGTGAGAAGACCGACGCGCTGCTCCTCTGGCAGTCGCATCTCGCCCAAGTGCTCGAGCGATATCCGGCCGACGCGTAGCCCCACGCGTACGCGCGCGCGTACGCCCGCGCGCGTAATACATATATACACAAGCGGCCCGGACCGATCTGGCGGCCTCCGGAACCGACCGTTCGTCGGTCAGAACCGACCGTTCGTCAGCCTGTTGCTACTGAATGACCTCGTGTTCTTGTCTCGCAGAAAGACGAATCGTCCCTCTGTCATTTGCCTTGCGTCTCTACTTCTTAATTAGAGGTTTGGCAGAGCATTAACTCGGAGATATTGAAGCTTGCGTCGCGTGGCGTGAGTACAACACAAGCGCAAAAATCCAGGGCATTATTGACACATGCGCTAAACAAACAAGGCGCTAAAAAACCAAACCTGAATATGACGGAGTTTCAAATGAATAAACGCACTACATGCTTCAACGTGACTGCAGACTATATCGAAGAGCTGCAGGATGCAATCCGTGTCTCGGGCTACGGAATGGGACGAGACCACGACGAAGACAATGAAACCGACGGGATGGAGATTTTCCTGTCGGACGACGGACTCGAAGAAGTTCGCGCGTTCGATATGTACCATCCGGAAAAAGAGTGGGACACAAAAACTATCGCGGTCGACCTGAGCGTCGGGCGCGCATGGATCGGCGTCGATGCTGATCCTGAACGTGCGGCGGAGGCGCTGAGGATCGGCTCGGCGAAGGCGACGATCGAGGACTCGATCTACGAGACAAGAAATCTCCAGCCGTCTGGATTTGAAGGAGAGCCCGCGTTCCGTGTGCTCTGGAGCGACGGTGACGGGGAGGTTGTTTTGTCTGAGGCGGGCACTGAAGAGGCGGCTATCAACGACGCGCGGATCGAGATCGTGAAAAATATGTTCATCGATGCGGCGAACAACGGGCGGATGGACGAAGTGGACGAAGGATGGATAGAGGTCTACGACCTGAAGGCAAACACAAGCAAAAAGCTGAACTGCCCTTTCAAATTCGCCGAAGGACGCTATAACTAATGATCAATGCCCGCCCCACGCGGCGGGCAATTTTTCCGATACACAAGATAGTCACGGATAGCAAAAATGCACATTCCATCCATCCGATCCAGCAGATCCGCCGCAATCGACGACCTGTCGGCCGTGACGACCGCCGACGTCGAGCGCTGGCAAGCGGACGCACACGCGCGCGGCGACACGTACATCCTCGTCGAGCTCGACGACTCGACGCTCGAATCCGGCCACGGCAACCCGACGGCGACGGCCTGGAAAGACATCGAGCTTGAGGGGCGGATCAAAGCCAGCGGCGAGGCCGACCTCGACGGAAACGAGCAAAAGCGCGCCCGATTCACATTCGGCGTCGACCGCGACGCCGCAGAGGTCGCCGAGGACCTCCGCTGGTGCGCCCGGATCCTCGAGGCCTACAGATCGCGCCCGGTCCACAAGAAAGCCGAGGACCGCGACATACACAAGCTCATCCCGCCGCCGGTCGCCGTTCGAGACGCTTCGTTCTTCGTTTTCTGGGACTTCGCCGCCGGAGACCAGGAGGTCCTGATCGGCTGGGGCCGAACCCCGCACGAGGCCCTGCTGTACACGCGCCGCTGCATCGACGCGATGTTCGGCCGCGACCCGCACGTCCAGGCCGAGCCGCTGGAGCGACTGCTAACCGTCAAGCACGGTCTCGAGGAGATCTACAGGACCACCCCAGAGAGGCTGCGCTCCGAATTCTTCTACGGCCTTTGATTCAACAACCCATCCACAAACTGAGGAGACAACGATGTCAACGCTAACAAAAGAACTGATCCGGTCCGCCCTCGTCGCAAACGCTGTAGTCGCACGCGTCAAGTACTGCACGGGGTGCGGGACGTTTGTCTCGAAGTCGAATTTCACGGCGACGAAAGGAAAGCTGATGTCTCGATGCAAGCCCTGCCGAGCCGAGGCCGAGAGACAGATCCGGGCGCTGTATCCCGAGCGAAACCGTGAGGCAGTGCGTCGGTGGCGCGAGAACCATCCAGAGCACTACAGCGCGATCGTGGCGGCAAGCCAGGGGATGAGGAGGCTGCGCAAGAAGCTGGCGACTGTTTCGATGACGAAAGAGCAGAGGCACGAGCTGGCGGTCGCGTACGTCACGGCGCGCAGGTTCACACGTCTGACAGGCGAGCCCTGGGTCGTCGATCACTTCGTCCCGATTGTCGCGAACGAGAGGACTGACGGCGGCGAGAGAATGCAGGTCGCGTGTGGGCTGCACACGCCGGGGAATCTGAACGTGATCCCGGACTACGTGAACCAGGCGAAGGGAAGCCGGCTTTTCCCGAGTTTCGAGGTCTATTGGACGTGGATCGAGGCGCACTTTCCGGATATGTACACGTACGACGCGAAAGTCGCCTGATCACTCGGGGCCTTCATCCCCCCGTTACTGCCCGGCATTTGCCGGGCGTTTTCATGCCATCCAGTAACGCATCGGGCAGCGTTGCATCTATGCCAACTAGCATGTAAAGGCCTGGTGTCCCACACTATCCGACGATAGCCTGCGCTTCCGATGTGACGGAGGACGCGATGACGGACGACACGTTCGAGCTGATCAGAAGGATCCGAACGCCGACCGACCTTCTCATGCACGAGACGAGCCTCGTCGCGCTGCTCTCCAGTGATCGAACGGGGGTTCTCCAGGCGATCAAGGAGGTACGCAACGACCCGAGCGAGCAGTGGGAAGGGCGCGCGATCCTGTCGCTCATCGAGGCGCTGATCAATGCGTACGAGCTCGGGGATGACGCGTGGTTCGCGTTCCTCAACCTCACCGGAAACTCGAGCAACATCGCGCCACGCCTCGTGGTTCACGAGATCGGCATCGCGATGGACCCGGTCAGGTCGATCAACTTGATGCGAGACAGAGACCCGGACGGTCTCGCAGCATCAATCGATCAATGCCAATCCCTGATCTCGAAGGCCCTCTTCCGGAGCGTGTTCCCAGATGACTTCTTTCATCTTTCACGTCAATTCCTGGTCGAGCGTTAAGCTCTCCGCCGAAAAGATCGCGCGACTGATCGAGCAGGACCCCGAGGCGTTTCTCGATGCCGTCGGTGCGATACACGACGGCATCCCGGGTCCTCGTGAGACAGTCGGACGCAAGGACATGCAGGGCGTCGAGGAACATCGCCGCGTGATCTCGGGCTTGCGCTGGATCGCCGAGATCTACACGGGCGACGACGACGAGCTGCTCACGATGCTTCTCGTCACTTCGTTCGGCGAAAGCAAGCGATCGGGGAAGTACCTGGAGGCGCTTCACGTACTCGCGCTCGAGCTGATGCCCAAGCGATGCATCAACGCGATCAACCGGCTTCCCGCCCCGGACCTTCACGCCCGATCGACGGCGTACTGCCAATGTGTTCTCGCCCGCCGCGAGATCGACCAAGTCATCTCGTCGGTGCTCGGCAATGTCTGAACAGTCGATAGAGACGATCCTCCAGCGCTGCAGGACCTGGGCGGACCTACTCGCACACGCCGAGGATCTCGGCGCGATGATCGAGTCGGACCGTCGCGCGCTGTCGGCCATCGAGTCGAGGATCGAGATCGTAGCCGCCGGGTACGGCCAGGAAAATTGGGACGACGACAACGAGCGCGTCGCGCGCGAGATCCTGCTGTTCGTCCGCTGGGTAGCGAAGGCACGAGAGGACGGACACCTCGCCAAGCTGTTGATCTGTCTTCTGTCCCAAAGGCTTTACAGCTACATCGAACCTGACGATCAGGACAAAGCCCGGCTGCGCCTGTGCGTTCGCTCGATACCGGACCAGCTCGTGGCCGTCGCTTACGCAGACATCAACGGGATTGACGAGTCCATTGTCGATCTAGTGGACGGCGAACGCCTGGCCGAAATCGTCGCGGCCTGCCGGGTACAGATCAACCGGAGGGCGATCGGCTCGGTCTTCTCGTCGCTCGGCTAGCGATCCGCCGGCCGCGTGTGCTCGTCACAGGCGACGTACATCCAGCCGTCCTCGTCGCCGCGCATCTTCCCGGCTGCGCCGCACACCGAGCAGATCCTCAGGCTTGCCTCTTCAGCCAACGAGATGATCTCGTCAGCGAGAGGCCTCACGTCGTCGGGAACGGATGCGTCACAGCGCAAAGAGCCGTACTTCTCGCCCATCCACTCGATGCGATACGGGCGGCCGGCGGCTAGAGCCTCGATGTTTGCGATGAGGCGGCGGGAAAGGGCGGACCAGCCGGGTGGGATGTTCGGGTTCGACATACGACGCAGATTTCCTTGTCTTCTACGATCTCGGATCGGGACATAGATTCAATCAAACCGTCAGGCTAGCAGTAGATCGGCAAGAGTTGCGCTGCGGACTTGGCTGGCTAGACTGTTCGGATGGCTACGAAGAAACCGACCGGGTACCGGGAGTTCGAGCTCGACTTGAACCGTGTGATCACAGAGCGGTTGCCGCTCGAGTTCGACAAGGTCAGCCGAGCGCTACTGCATCCTCAACGCGTTCAGTCGCTGCCGGAGGACGTTCAAGGCGTCTACACGCTCTTTCACAAGGGAAAGGCTGTGTACGTCGGGAAGACGGACGCGGACGCTGGATTCAGGAACCGGCTAGGCCGCCACTTCAACAACATCTCACATCGAGTCGGGCTCAGACCTCGTGACGTTTCGTTCAAGGCCGTCCGGGTGATGGTCTTCACCGTCGTAAACGTCGAGAGCGCGCTTTTAAGGCACTACGCTGGCGTTCACGGAGCTGGCAGCTCACTCGCATGGCAGAACCTCGGGTTCGGATCGAACGACCCGGGACAGAACCGTGAAGGGCAGGCGCCCGCCGCGTTTGATGTTCAGTACCCAGTCGATATCGACGTGCCGTTGCCGTGGGTCGTTCCGTTGGCATTCACGAACCTTTTGGAATTGCTCCTGTTCGTGAAGTCGAAGCTGCCATACGACTTCAGGTTCGGGACCGACCTGCTACCCAACGGGAAGTTCGCGCACTACCGGACTGGTCACATCGACCAGCGACAGGGTCCGGTTTCGATACCTGCGCCGAACTTGACGATGCGTCAGTTGATCGACCAGGTGATGCTGCCCGCCTTGCCTCCCAGGGCTTGGCGGGTCACTTTGTTTCACGGCCGGGTCATACTTTATCCAGCGACCCCCACCCCTTGGCCACACACGGTTTGGACGAAGCTGAGCTGACCAGACGAGACACGCTCACGGTCGAGGAGCGAAGCGAGCGAATGTCTCGCATCCGGGGCAAGGACACCGCCCCGGAGCTCAAGCTTCGGCGCCTCGTCTGGGCGATGGGGTATCGATACAGACTGCACGGAAAGAAGCTTCCTGGTCGACCTGACCTCGTGTTCGCGGGCAGACGGTCCGTGATCTTCCTGCACGGCTGCTTCTGGCACGGACACGACTGCGGAACATACAAGCGCCCGCGACCGGATCAGACATTTTGGATCGACAAGCTCGCATCGAACGTTCGGCGCGACAGATCGGTCGAGGAACGACTAATCGCTGACGGCTGGCGCGTCCTGACGGTCTGGGAGTGCGAACTCCGCGACGAACCGAAGGTCGAGGAAGCCATCAAGGCGTTCCTCGGGCCTCTTCAGGCTGCCCGACGTCGCGTCGATACTCCACGAAGCTGATCGGCGATCCACTGGCCCGCGAAGCGCGACAGGTGCACCGGAACGGCATTGCCGATCTGACGCATCGACTCCGTCCAGCTCCCCGGGAACTCATAGCCGTCAGGGATGCCCTGCAGTCTCGCGGCTTCTCGGATCGAGAAGTAGCGAACGGATCCGCCTTCGAGCGCCAGCATGTTCTCGCCCCCCGGAACGCCATGGACGCCCGCCTTGAGTGCCTTCGCGGGCTCATCGATCGGGCTTCCGGTGTGTCCGGCGTACGAGCGCGCCCCGGGCTGCGGCGAGTGGTTCGACAGGTCAGGGCGCGTGCCAGGCTCGCCGAGGCCCTTGAACGCGTCTCGGCAGGTCTGCCATGGCAGTTCATCGGGTTCAATCAGGCTTTCTCGAAGACGAGAAGCGATCCTCATCTCGATCTCGGGAATCTTATCGTCGCCGGGACGCTGCAGCCCGTGGCGCGTCCAGTACTCACCGCTCACCCATTTGTCCCACATCAGCCGCTCGTTCGAGTGCGTGGGACGAGGAAACCTCGGCGCTTCAGGGAACTGATCGCGACGGAAGCCGATGAAGAGGACACGCTTCCGCTTCTGCGGGGCGCCGTAATCCGCTGCGTTGACGTCGACGAGCTGGACCGCGTACTCGGACGGCCCATCCACGGATAGCAGGCGCTGCATGTGGTCTGCGTGCGTTTCGCCCGGCTGCATCACGACCGAAGGGTTAGAGAGGTAAGCCAGAATCCAGTCGACGTAGCTCGAGAACCTCGGCCGAAGAAGGCCGCGAACGTTCTCGAAGATAAAGGCGGTTGGACCGATCTCGCGCACCGAGCGGACGGACTCGGGCCACATGTCACGCTCGTCCTGATTGCCCGCTGCCTTGCCGCCGATAGAGAACGGCTGGCAGGGAGGGCCGCCCGCCACGAGGGTCACGGAACCGGCGAACGACTTCCAGTCGACGGCTCGGACGTCGTTCGACTGGACCGTCCAGTTCTCGGTGAGCCGATCACCGTTCGTCTTGTTGTGCGAGAGCGTCGCGCAGGCATGCTTGTCTCGCTCGACCAGGAGCTCGTGCTCGAAACCGGCGAACGACAGCCCGAGCGCGAGACCCCCGCATCCCGAGAACAACTCGACGCTCTTTCCGACCTTCTTGTGCAGTGACACGACGAGACCATTCCTAGATTTCACGGGCTGCCCTCCTGGCATCGCCGGTTCGCTATGATGCGCGACGCGAGCCAGAAGTTTAATGCCGAAGCATCAAAACCGCAATTCTGATACTTCAAATTACCGTGTTTGATACGCCGCTGCTGAGACAACTGATCCGCTCAGGCAAGAGCGGAGAGCTCGTCGCGAGAGGCGTACCGGGCGGGTTCGTGCTCGTGATGCGTGAAGGCGTCACAGAAGACCTCCTCGAGGCGCAACGCGGCGGAGCCAGGAAGTTCAAGCACCTCGATGCTCTCGCATCGTATCTGCACACGCTCGGCGCGAGCGAGTTCCGCGTGGAGCTAGGCCCTTGGTCTGAGTCGTCGATCATCTGACGAGCAGATGCCTACCTCGACACGTTCTTGATCTTCTCGTAGGTCCTGAGTCCGCCGAGACCGAGCATCCCGAAGAGCAACGCGAGGAGCTGCTCGGTGTCGATCGAGGGAAGGGGAGGGACGGACACGCCGAAGAGCGCGACGACCCAGGGGAGCAGGGGGCGGACGAGGAACTGATAGGTCAGGCCCATCCCGCACACCCAGCCGATATAAGGACGCCAGCCGCCACGGAACGTGTCCGGGCTCTCGGCCTCCGTCTTGTTGACCTCGGTCTGGGCGAGCGCCATTCGAAGGTCCGCATCGAGGACGGCAAGTTCCCCGCGCTGTCCTAGCTCGATGGCTCTGAGCTTCGCCTCGGCGGCGGCCTGCGGGTCCGGGATCACCTTGTCGATCACTGAACTCACGGCTGCGATAACGGCGGGCCACATCTCAGACGCCCCTCAGGTTCGCCGCGACGCGACGGGCCCACCCACGGCCGAACGCCGGCCAGGTGGGCAGGGACGCGTAGAAGTCGAGACGCTCGGCGGCGAAACGCGCGCGGAAGATCTCGGGGCGCGTGTACCCGACGGCCGCCAACGTCTTCGGGCCGACAACGCCGTCATCGGCGACGCCCACGGCGCGCTGGAGCATCCGGACGGCGGCACTGATGCCGCTGTTGACCGCGACGTCGAACACATCGAAGCGCGCGAAGGGCGGCAGGTTCTGGATGCCTCCCCGGTCCCAGTAGTCGCGCCGATAGAGCTGCCGGGCGCGCTCGAGCGTCAGGTTCTTGATGTCTTCGGAGGGATAGGCGCGCTTGGAGATGCCGAACTTGGTCTCGCCGCCGGGATCTCTCGGATCGTTGACATAGCCGCCTTCGTGACCGATGACGCGATCGAAAGCCTCGTTGAAATCCATCTCACACCTCCACGCGCTTAACACCGGGCGGGTCGAACGCCCGCGCGCCCATCACGCTCGTCTTGCCTGACATCACCGAGCCCTCGGACTGGAGCCACCGGATGACGATCGAATCGCTACCCGAAGGCCTCCAGCACCCAAGCGCTGCTTTCTTTCCCGCGAACACCGCGAGGCGTTCCGACCGGTCGCAGTAGCTCACCGGCTCGACCGTCAGCCCCACGACGCCATCCGGAACGACCGCGACGGCAATCACCCGCGCCTGCGATCGATCGGAGGAGGGCTCTTCACTCGACGCCGCGATCGCGTAGGTCGCGGCGATGCCGAGGAGTACCCAGAGAAGAAGGCGGCCCTGGCTCAATGCAGCACCGCGTCCTCGGGCGCGACGAGTCCAAGCGACTCGAGCGCCCTTCGAATCGATGACGGGAACTCCTCGCTCTGCGGGTCCTCGACGAGGAGCAGGGCATCGGCTGCCTTCACGGCCTCCGGATCCATGCCGCGCGTCACGTCCGGGTCTTCGTCGTCGCTCACGCGACAGACGAGCATCACGACGTCCGTCTTCTTCGGCCGCCTCGTCACCCGCACCGCAAAGCCCGCGTGTGTCAGGCGGTCGATCAGGGAAATAGCCGCGGCGACGAATGACTCGTCGTTCCCGTGAACGAACATCCTCGTCGGCACTGCGGACCGCTTGTCTAGACTATCCTTGGAGCGGACGAAAGATTCCGACATTTCGCGCGCCTTCACTTCAGGCTGATCCAGCCCTTGCCCGCTGCAAAGGCGATCACGACCGCGCCGAGGATGACGAGGAATCTCTGGACGACCGACTTTCCGACGCCCTTGTAAAACTCATCCATCATTCGCTTGACCGCGATGTCGGCTGCTCGCTCGGCAATCGCGAGCTCTCTGTCCGTCAGTTCAATGTCTTCTTTCATCTGTGTCTCCCGGGCTGTCACGCGCTGGTCTCCGTGATCGTCACGCTGTTCTTCTGGGTCCCGCCGAACAGCGAGCCGCCAGAAATCGAGTAGTTGATGACCGTCGTCGCCGTCAGATCGGCGAGCGTCATCGCCCGAACGCTGTAGGTCCGCGCCGTCGTACTCCCGGCCGGCGCGTAGACCCGGGCCCTGACATATCCGGCGCTCGATCCCGCAAGGATTGCCGTTGCCGCGATCGCGGTGGTCCCGCCGTCGAAAATTGCGAGGACGAGAGTCCCTGACGTTCCGGCAACGGCACCCGTCCCGGCGCTCGTCGTCGAGGCGACCGCCCACGAGATATCGAACTCGATCAGGCTGCTCGACGCCTTGGGCGTGAACGCGACGGAGTGGATCTCTTGGCCGAACGCGCTTGATGGAAGGGCCGCCGCCGATGAGATCGTCGATGTGACCGCAACGTTCGCGACGCTCTGCGCGACCGCGCGTTGAAGGACCTGTCCGGACCCGCTTGGCGCGCCTCCCGCCGTACCCCATGACGCAACAGTTCCGTTCGTCGTGAGGACCTTCCCAGCCTGCCCGGACTGAGACGGGAGGAGGTTGGTGAGCGCCTGGCTTGCCGATGTGCTGCCTGTGCCGCCCTTCGAGATCGATAGCGTCCCGGCGATGCTGTCCAGTGGCGTCCCGTTCGCCAGTCCCGTGGCGGATGTCAGGACGCTCGAGCCCGCGACTGACATCGAGCCGGACACGGACACCGAGCCCGTGAAGCTAGCGGATCCGAAGTTCGACGATCCGGTGACGGTAAGCGTCCCGTTGACTGTGGTGCTCGGAAGCTGCGATGGATCGAAGCCGCGGATGTCGTCGATGCTCCAGAGCTGGACGTCGTTCGCGTCCTTCAAGACGAGCCTGTAGGCCTGCGTCGGCGCGAGCCACAGGTCGCATTCTCCGCGCGAATCCAGAATCACGGGGTTCGTGTTGGGCGTCGCGCCAGACGCGTCGATGTACGACGCCAGCGGGGTCGTCGTACCCGTCGCGTACGTGAAGAGCTTTCCGCCGACGAGAGCGGATCCGTCGGGTTTCGACGCCGAGAACTTGGGCTGCGGAGCGAGTGATGCCATCGCTTAGTACCTGCCCGCCGCGCCCTTGAGCGCGACGCCTAGATAGTCGACATCGATGTACGCACCGGGCCATCCGCGCCCGGACGTGAGGCCCGCGTTGAGGCCCGTCGATGCGGTCGGGGCTTGTGCGGACGTGATCGTCGCGACGAGCGAGCCGTTGATGTACATTGACCAGTCGCCCGAGCTCGCGCGAACGGCCTCCAGCCGGTACCAGGTATCAGCGGCCGCAATCGGAACGGACGACGAGACGAGTGACTGGACTCCGCCTTTCTCGGCGAAGACCTTCCAGTTCTCGATGACGGGGTTTCCTGCGGCGTTATAAGCCTTTGCGCTGAACCCGATGCCGTTCCCGCCGAAGGTGAGCTCCTCAAAGTGATTCCAGGTGTCCATCTGGGCACCGAATCCAGCCTTCAAGAAGTTCGTTCCGGTAGTCTTTCCGAACTTCACGATCGCCACGAATCGATCGATCTGATCAACGCGCACACCGGCCGAATTCGACGCTGGGCCGAAATACAGCGCGCTCATCACACCGTTTCCGATGTTCCAGCGGCTAACACCGGGGTGGTCGGGCTCCCCACTCGTCACAGAAAGTGTGGGGGCAAGCGTGCTGCCGTTGAGATACAGACGGGTCGAGGGGACGGGGTTCGAGTACGTCCCCGGGGTCGTCCCGGTGACGTAGAGGAATTCTTCCTCGAGAACGAACGACGCCGTGTTGATCGCGTCTGGGATCGAAGGGGTCCCCCAGGACAACGCCGTCCCGTCTGTCGTAAGGAATTTCCCGGCGTTTCCTGCCTGCGACGGAAGCGTCGTTCCGCCGCCGGAACCTCCCGAGGCCGAGACGGACACGGGCTCACGCGTCCAGATCGTCGCGTCGCTGGCGTCCTTCAGGACGAACTTGTAGCTCACGCCCTCCGCAAGCCACACGTCCGCCTCTCCGCGCGCATCGAGGATCACGGGGTTTGTGTTCGCTGTCGTTGCCGCGCTGCTGTTGTACGTCGCGGCCGGCGTCGAGGTCCCGGAGACGTACGTGTACAGGCGGCCGCCCACGAGCGGGTCGCCGCCTGCGGTGAACGCCTGAAAGCGCGGGGAGGGGGTGAGGGCAGCCATTACTTCACAAGGTCCTTGAGCGTCGCGTATGCGCCGCCCAGCACACCGCCTGCGAGCACCGTCTGGCCGAATTGGCTCTTCGCCGCGTCGACGGTTCGATTGCCGGCCCACCTTGCCGTGTTGGCCGCGCCCTTGAGCATTCGCGCGGTTCTAGCCGGGCCCATCGCCATCGCAAGCGTTCCGCCGCCGCCCCTTGCGCCAACGATCAGGGGAACCGCCGCCCCGGCGATTCGAAGCGGCTGATTTACCGATGCGGAGGCCTCGGTGTCGCCCGCGTCGTCGATCAGACCGAGCAGTCGGCCCGCATCCTCGACCCCGGCGCCGACGGAGATCAGGGCCTGTCTGTGAAATGGCTCCTGCGCGAACTGGCGCTCGTACATCGCGCGCCTGTCATCGATCGTCATGGGCGAGGGCGCAGGCCTAGCCATCGGCTTTGGAGCTGCCGCTCTCATCTCCATCAGGTCGCCAAATAGCGCGCGCTTGACGTCATCCGGCGCAGGGCCGCCGGGCTGTAGATCTCCGAAGATGTCCCGCTTGATGTCGTCCATCACCGCACCTTGTAGCCACGCGACTCAGCGCGACGGATGGCTTCTTCCATCGAGATCGCGAACTCCTTGGACCACGCTTCGAGCTCGCGCGCGCCGACCACCTTCTGAGCGCCTGACTCACCCTTCGGGGCCTGCATGCCCGATCCAGGCGCCACGCGGCCGATCACGGTTCCGGGCGCTGGAAGCGGAGGAAGCTGCGGAGGCATCGAGCCGAACGATGGGGCCGCCGGCTCCTGCTGGATCGGGTTCCCTTGAAGGTCCCGTCCGTAGTTCTTATGGATCGTCTCGGTGTCTTGCGCGTAGAGCTTGATCCGCCGCTCGTTGACCTTCGACAGCTCTTCAAGCGATTTCTTCAAGAGCCGCGAGTCGTTGCGGTTGATGTTGATCGCGTTGGCCGCCCGCTGTGCGTCGCCCTCGGTTTGAACGCCCTTGTTCAGCCTGAGCGACTCCTCGACGAATCGATTGATCATCCCGTTCAGCTCGCTGTATTGCTGGCTGTTCGCGTTCGATCGGCCGGTGGCGTTCCTGATGGTTGCGTCGAGCCTGAGCTGCGGGCTGACCTGAAACTCGCCCGTGTCGATCTTCTTGACGATCCCGTCGATCTGTTCGTTGACTGCCGAGAGCTGGGACGATCCAGAGCGCGCCTCGTTGACCGCCTTGATGGCGTCCATCGGCATCGGTTTGTTCTCGGCGGCTTGCCCGGTACGCGCTGGCGGCGCATCGAGGCGACGACGCTCGAGGTCGACGCGCTGTCGGGCGAGGTCGATCTGTGCCTCGGCCCGCGCCGCCTGGGACGCCTCGACGGGGCTCACGCCCTTCCTGAACGTCCCATTCACGACCACCCCGCCGGTCCTAGGATCCCGAGACGTGAAGACCTGCTGGTCGCCCGCGTCAGACGTTCCGAGCTGCGGCTTGAGGTCCGCAGGCGTAGCGCCACGCCAGGTGATCGCACCGACGCGATCCTCGGGACGGGTCGGAAGGCTCCTGATGTAGCCCTCGACGAATCGCTCGTCCCCGAAGGGAGAGATCACCTGACGAACAACGTCATCCGTTGGCGCGGCACCCGACGCGACGATGCCGCGAAGGGCTCCTGTTGCCTGCTCGTGGCGCTTGATGTTCGACTCGAGGCCCGCGCGCTCTGCCTCGCGCTCGGCCTTCGCCCTGTTCGACGATGCGGTCTGAAGGTCGATGCCTTGCTTGTACAGCCCGCGCTGCATCAACAGCGGGACGGCCGCGTCAAGATCGCCGTTGGCCTCCGCCATCGCTTGCTTGAAGGCGTCCTGTTCGGCGAGCGCTCTGTTGCGCTCGTCGACCTTCATTCGGAGGTCTTCGAGCTGCATCACCCGCTGCGGATTGTTCAGGTCCGACAGTCTCGTGATCGGAGAGATGTCGACGCCGAGAGGAATCTTGTAGTCGATGGGCATGGCGGATCACCAATTCCCGGTCGTGAAGTAATTCGGCATGTTCGGGGGTACCCCGAAGCGGGCCGAAGGAAGCGACGGGACCGAAGGCGCCGACGGGAAGGCTGGCGTCTGGGACTGCCGGTACTTCCGCAGGATGTCGAGCATCTCGTTAGTGTTCTGGCCGTTCTCCCAGCTCTGGATCGCCGAGCCTACGCCGCTCAGGATGTTGTTCGTCGCGCCGACGCGTCCGGCTGCCCGAGCGTTGCCGATGCTTTCGAGACCAGAGGCCTGAGCCTGTCCGAGGTTGTTGATCGTGTTCGACGAGCTGGTCGCGAAGTTCGATCCCTGATTCGCCATCGTGTTGGACTGGTTCTGTCCCATGCCGGCAAGACGCGCGAATCGGTCGTAGACGTTGCCGAACTCATCCGACGCAACGTTCTGCCCGTACTTCGCGAGCGCCTTCAGGGTCGCCCCTGAAAAGCCACGCGCCGACGCCGCCCTGTTGATCGCCTTCTCGCCCTCGGACACACGGAACTGATAGCCGGGGTCCGTCGTGAAGCTGTTCGGGTCTGTGTTGAGCTCGTTGATGCGGTTGAGCGCGTTGCGCCCCGCCTCGAGCCAGGGCATCTGGTCGGCGCGCCCCTGTTGCCACATTTCGCGCATCAGGTTCAACGATCGATCGGCGGCGCGTTCCTGCGCGGCGATGCCTTCACGGACGGCGTTCGCCTGATCCTCGGCTGCTCTGCGTGACTGATGGGCGCCGTAGAGTCCAGAGGCGACCTGTAGCGCCTGCGGGGCGTACTTCATCAGGTCGCCGCTCACGAGGCTCGACAGCGACGGCATCGAGAAACCGCTCGACCCAGCCCCAGCGACAGCGGGGGCGATGGCGGAGCCACCCGCGCCGGATGCAAGGGCGGAGCCGAGGCTTCCGAGCGGGATCCCCGAGGCGGTAGCGGCCCCGGTCGTCGATCCGAGCGATGCAAGCGTGCCGCCTGGCAACAAGTCGGCGGCGGCGATACCGGCCGCCTCCAGCCCGCCGATCCCAGCACCAGCACCCGCCGCACCGGCACCGGCACCGGCACCGGCACCGGCACCGGCCGCACCCGCCGCGCCGCCGAGACCGCTCAGGCCCATCAGGCCAATGCCACCTGCGGCAATGCCCGCGCCGGCAAGGATGTATGGAGCTGCGGACGTGACGGAGTCGCGGACCTTGACCCAATTGGACTTCCGCTTCTCGAAGCCGAGATCCTGTGTCCCGTTCTTGTCGACGTTCCAGCGCTGGATCCCGCCCGATTTCATGTCACCGGAGGCGACACGGAAGGAATCGGACGCGGGGTCGTACTGAACGAACTGTCCGTTCGGGAGGCTGAACGAGTTGTTGACGACCTGCTCGTTCGTGACCTGCGGGTCCGCGTCGCCGCCCGGGGAGTACGAATTAGTGACCCATGTGTATGGGTTCCGCGCCTGCTCAGCGGCGAGCATCTCCCTAAGTTCTTGATAAGTCATACGTTCACCGCTGATTCTTCAAAATATTATAGACTATCGTATGGGGGCGTGCTATCGGCCTTTTTTCGGCTGCGATAGACCTCACGTCACCGGTAGGGACCTGTCGGCGGCGTGAAGCTCGAAACGTGTTCGGCGATACCCTTCACGATCCTCAGCTCGTCGATGTTTCCCTGGAAGTAGGCCCAAGGGGACAGGTCGTTCTGAGCCCCGATCCTGAGACCCGTCGGATCTGTCGCTGGAACATTCAATGTGAGCGCGGTCCCGTGTAAGGCACCGTCCAGGAAGAACCGGATCACGCCCGATGCATCGCGCGTGACCTCAAGGTGTTGCCACGCGTTGAGCGTGAGCGTCGGCCCAGATGTGAAGTTCGTGGCCGTGACGCCGTCGTACAGGCACAAGACACCGCCCAACAGATAGAAGCCCCAGCCCGCCGTGAATGCCGGATTCGATCCTCGAAAATCCATGAAGGTCGACCCCGACGTCTCGGTGCGGATGAACATCGAGATCGTCCACGGCGTCGAGTTAAGCGAAATGTCCGCGTGATACGGAACCGTCAGGTAGCCGTTGGCGTTGAATCGAGCCGAGGTCGAGCCGAATGCGCGCTGCGCCCCGGCGTGCGTGACGTTCAAGGACGAGACCTGAAGATCGTTCCGCCCGTCGTCTTTGAAGCGTACGATGCCCTCGGGCCCGTCGCAGTGGAGCATCAGGCCGTAGAGGCTCGACGGCATCGCGGCGTCGCCCGTCACCTCCCAGTCGTTCGTCCCGACCTTGTGAAGCCTGAGCTCGGAGAACTTGGCGCGTGTCGTCGTCGTGTCAGCGGCGGAAAGCGTGACACCCGACTCGCCCGTGACCGTGACGCGTCCGTCGCCGACCTGGCGGATGTACACGACGGAGCCAACGGGAATCGCGGCCGTTGCGTTGGCCGGGACCGTTACCGTGACGGCGGACGACGCATTGGCGCGAACAACTCCTCCGACGTCGGAGATCGTGAGCGTGTAGTTCGCGGTTTGTGTGTTCGGGGATATCGAGCTAAAACCGCCTCCGCCACCGGGAATGGTGACGGTCGCGGTGAAGCCAGATACCGCCGCCGAGACTCCCGCACCGACGAAGTCGATGACACGAACGCCACCAGGGCCGCCGATGCTAGCGCCCTCGTCCTTGAGCTGGATCGCAGGCTGCGCGCCCTGAAGTTGCGTCTCGGCGGCGAGAAGTCTGAAGTCGAGATTCTCGTCCTTCGATTTCAACGTCGAGATGTTGGTCTCGGCGGCGGAAGTTCTAGCCTCGAGATCGGAAATGTCTGTTCTCGCCTCCGTGACGAGTGACGTCAGGTTCTCGGTGCTGGACTGCAGAGAGGAAAGCTGGTCCGTGCTCGTGCCCTGCTGACGGCCGAGGTCGCGCAGTGCCACGACATTTGGCAGGCTCAGGCCAAGCCTTCGAAGCTCGGCCTCGTCGAAGTACACGCCGGCGGCCATCACGCACCGCCGGAGGAGAACTCGACGAATCCGTCGATGAGGGCGATCTTTACCGGGTCGCTCGTCGACACCCGGAAGATTCGCTGACGCGCGGAACCCAGCTTTCGCCAGATCACGCGGTGGCGCGTCTTTCCGATCGCACCGAGCGAACGATAGATCTGGGATGACCAGGTGTGCCCGCCGTCATCGGACCATTCGAGCCAGACCTGCGGGTCGACGCCCTGCCCAGTCGATAGCCCGACGCCGGCCTCGACGTCGATCTCGAAGCTGCTGAAGAACATCCGGTTGCGTTCGGCCTGAAGGTACTGCCCCGTCCGAGATCTCAGGATCGGCTGGTCGTCGTCGAGGTAGAAGTCCGGATCGATCTTGTAGACACGGGGACGCTCGAAGTCGCCGACGTAGTGCGCGCCCCGATAGAAGGCGTGACACTGCGGCCGGTACTGAGATTTCCCGAAGGTCTCGCGCTCGTGCCACGCGACCTCGGGGTCCTGTACAGATACGTCGTAGACGAAGGTCTTTCCGGCCGACGGGAACGTGAGCACATAGAACGGGTGCCCGTTCTGCTGGTACGTCCACGCGAACGCGTCGTCGATGCGGGACAGACGAGAGATCGTCTCCTCGATTGCGCGCGACGAGATGACCTGGGGCGTGTAGCCCTGAGCGCGTACGACCTGACCCTGTCCCTTGTCGCTCTTGGAGAGCCAGATGAGGGAGTTGTCGACGCGGGCCACGGATCTTGGCGCTGCCGTTCCGGTGTCGATGTACGCGCCGCCCACACGCGCGAACGGAAAGTCCGCGTCTCCCGAGTTATAGAAGGGCTCTACGCTTTCACTGCCGAAGACCCAGAGCTCGCGGTTCAACGTCGCGACGGCCAGAGCCTTGTCCGGGTTTGCCTCGGCGCTGGCGAAGTCGAGCGCATCCCACGACTCCGACTCGTTCAGGCCGCTGATGAAGAATCGATCTGTCGACGAGTCGGTGACGACGAAGTAGCCATCGATGAAGGCGACAGACGACGGACTTGGGATCGTCGGGACGACCCACGGCATGACATACCCGTCGGTCTTCTTGATGAGCCAGAGCTTCTGACCGTCTGCTGCGATTGCGACCGTTCCGTTGCTCGCGATGCTGACGGGGCCGACACCGGAGGGAAGCGTCGTCCCGCCGATGATGACGCCTGGGAATGGCTCTGTCGGAGAGATCCGCCGCAGTTGCCCCGAGCTGTGGATGATCATCAGGGTGTCGCCCAGGACGCACATCGCGCGGATGCCGCCCGTGATCGTCGGGTCCGATCCCATCGTCATCGGTCTCAGGCCCGGGGTGCCGTATAGGACGACCTGAGCCTTGCCGCTTGCGTCGACCTCCGGGTAGAGGTTGATCGTGCGCTGCGCGTTGACGTTGAGCGAACGGGACGCCTTGGTCCCGCCGATAAACGGGACCCGCATCAGAACCACCCGGACGTGATGTCAGTCGTGGCCGTCGGGCCGAGGAGATCGACGAGCGGATTCTTGAGCAAGACCGGCCGGATGTTCGCGCGCGAGATCGCCGCGCGGGTCGATCGAATGATCGCGGCCGCCTCTGGCGTGATCTGCCGCTCGTACTCGGGAGAGAGCTCGGCGGCGAGCGAGTACTCGATCAGCCGACGATATCCCGGGGGCAGGTCCACCTCGGTGTCGAGGCTCGAGAACTGCCACAGCGGCGACCACGTCCGCAGATGCAGCGTATAGCCCGCATCAGGCTTTGGGCTCACGATCACCTGGCCGCTCGGTACCGTCGCCCGGTAGACGAGCATATCGGGGCGGCCCGTGACCGAAGCCTTCGATCGGATGGCGTCGTACTGCTGCTCCGTCGCGACCTCGACAGGCGTGTCGGTGCCGAGAGAGTCCCGAAGGAAGGCGGACTCGATCTTGACCGGCCTCTCGGTGTCGAAAGTACTCCCGGGTCCGATGGAATACGTCGTCGACCCTGCCGTGAGCGGAAAGGACTCGGACTTGATGGCGTACACGAGGAGCTTGTCGAGGCGCCAGGCGTCTAGCATCGAGTTCAGCGCCGCGAGCGCGTCCTGTGCCTCCTCCGCCGAGGTCGTTTCTCCCGTTGCCGAGACGCCGAGGATCCGGAGAGACCGGCCGATCAGTTCGCGCGCTTTGGTTCCCATGTCCAGCTCGAAAAAATAAAAAGCGGGGGAAGGGCTTTCACCCCGCCCCCGCTAGGGTCGGACTAGCTAGACGCTCAGTTCGACAGGACACGCACCGCGTGACGCGGACGCAGTGACTTGAAGCCGTACAACACGTCGATCCGGCATGGGAAGCTGCGATCGGAAATGTTGAAGCCTCGGACCAGAGACATCGAGATGCCGTCCATCACTTCGCGGGCCTTGAAGTCGACGCCGTTGGGCATCGGCAGGTCGGCGGTCGCGAACGTGAAGGCGTCCGGGTGGAACACGACGGATGGGTTGTAGACCGCATTCGCCCCGCCGATCTTCGAGATTGCAGCGCCGGCCGCAGGAAGCGCGGACACGTTCTGACGGCCCGCGGAAGTCGGGCCCTCGATCGATCCGATGATCTGCAGGTTGCCAGCGCCGCCCGCGTAGTCTGTCGCGACGGTGAACTGCTTGAGCACACCCGACCTCACGGCCTTGGTCTCAGGATGGACGTCGAAGACGTTGGCGATCGTCACGACGTCGCCCTTCCTGAACGTGGTAGTGCCGCCAGTGACCGGGATCTGGGTCGCGCCGGTCGCCATCGCACCGTTGACCGTGTAGGTCGTCACGGCCGCCGCGGTTCCGGTCGCCTGCGAGGAGAGCAGCGTCGACTCGTAGAAATCGAAGCCTGCCGTCCGGCCGATGATGCCGTCGCGGTACTGCGACGCCACTTCCTTCGAGTCGTGGAACAGACCCTTCAGGCCGTCGACGAGGTCGACGTTGTCCTGCGTGTTGAGCAGGCCGATAAGCTTCCCGGCGGGCACCAGGTTGTCTTGGAGCGCCTTCCGGGCTTCAAGGACACGCTTGAGCGTAATCGCGGATCCGATGTTGTTGACCACCGGGGTCTCAAGCACCATCGACAGCGCGTCGGCTTCGATGGACGCTGCCAGAGTGCTCATCGCTGGCTCGATGATGCGCTTGCTGAAATCATCCAGCGAGAGCGCGAGCTCCTGCGAGGTGAAGTTCAGGTCGACGCCCTTGACGTTCGCGACCTGCAGCGACACCGAGCTCTCGTTCGTGTCCTGAGCGGACATCGTGATGCCGTTTCGAACGACGTATTCGTTCGGCATCCGGATGCGCAGCGTGTCGCCGATCTTCGCGCCGGCTTGGGCGAAGCTCTGGTCGTACTGACGATTGATGTTGCCGAGGAAGTTCAGCTTGGAGTGAAGCACCCGGAGTGACTCGCGGGTGATCACCTGGGAGGTGAGGAGTGCGTTGGGCATGGCTCGCTATCTTTTTTATCGACGGGTTCGGACTTGTTCGTTTCTCCACCTCGCCCACTCGTCGGCGCTGAGCTTCATTGGGTCGAAGCCAGCCTTCGATTTCGACCCCGCTATCGGGGTCGGCGCGGGCGCGCGGGAAACTTCCTTTTGCTGTGCGGCTCCGGCGACCTTGTCGGCGAAGCGTTGCAGCTCCCGGGTAGCAGCCACTGGATGCAGTTTTGCAAGCCTGTCGAGTTCCTTGGGGTTCTTCGCGAGGTGATACGCGATATCCGCGCCGTCCTCGGAATAGATCAAGGCTTCTAGGATGTGAGGCGGAAGATCGTCCTTCGCGCCGTTCATCACGTCGTCGAAGTCATCGAACTTGTCACGCGCCGACTCGACACGCTCGATCCACTGGGCCTGAACGCTTTGAGCGTGTGCCTGTGATGCGGCTTGCCGTTGCGCGGCTTCTTGCCTCGCAACCTCCTCGCGCATTCGCTTGACCGCCCGCGCCTCGGCTCGCGCTTCGATGTATTCCTCATACGTCTCGAAGTCTTCGCGCCGAATCGGCTGGTCAGGTGTCTGCCTTGCTGGAGACTGTTCCTGCTGTTGCTGCACGTTCCGAAGCTGCTCCTCAAGGTGTCGAGCTCGTGCTTCGGCTTCGTATCGGCTCCGGGTGAGCCGATCGATGCGCTTCTGGAGATTCCGGCTGACGTTGCCCGGGCGCTCTGCGTCCTGGTCGTCGTTGTCCGTTGCTCCTGCGGAGGCATCCTCCGTTGCCGTGGTCGATTCGGCGTCGATAGCGACCTGCGGATCTTCGGCCGGCATTGCGCCGTCCTGGGTGAAATCCGTTCCCGCGTTCGTCTCGTCGGACATTCTTCTCCGGCCGGGGAGGTGGCCGTGGTTGGACCGTGTGCTGGTGATGAGGTGAGGCGTACACGTACCGCCTCACTTATAGAATAGCAAAGACTATCCTATGGGCAACAGAAAACTCTATCGGTTGACGAAGGCCCATAGGGCTGAGACGACGGCTGCCTGTCGGGCGCGGAATTGCCTCTCGGCCTCGGCAATCTCGGCGGCGAGAGTCTGGAGGCGCTCACGCTCCTCCTCCATCGCCTGCTGAATGGCCTGTTCGGTCTGTGCCATCTCGAGCGCCTGGGCGAGGGCCTGCTCTTCCTCTGCCTGTCGGGCGAGCTCGCGCCTGAGCATCTCGTACTGTGCGCGCTCGTAGTCCTGGCCCGCCTGCTGGGCAAGCGCTTGCAGTACGTGGACCATATCGACGGGGCGCGTCAGATCCTTCGGGGACTGACGGATCGTCTTGGCGGCCTGCCGGACGATCGCCTTCTTGGCCTCTGTGAGCTTCTTCTCGGGCGCGACGATGCCGAGCCTCTCGCGTTCGAGACGGATCTCGGCGGTGGAACGCTCACGCTTGGCCTTCAGGATCAGCCCGATCGATCCGCCGGTCGGCTGGTCCGGCGTGATGACGATCGGGGGCTGGACGGCCGCTCGATTGCGTAGCAGTAGGAGCAGCATCGATCAGTCCTCGGAGTATTCGGTCGACTGGTACTGGGCGCGCGTTGCGGGCTCGTCCCAGTCGTCTCCGTCCGTGTTCAATACCTGATACACGGCGCCCGTCGGACCCGTGATGTGGGCGATGTCAGGGCGGAAGTCCATCTCAGATCCTTCTCATCATCGACGTGATCTGAAACGCGGAGCCTGTCTGTGCGGTCGAGCCGTTGATGAATCTGACCTGCCAGTACCTGGACGCCAGCGGCATCGTCACCTCGACCGGGGCGTTCGCGGTGACAGGGACGGCCTTGACCCGGTAGGTCGGCGGTGTTGCTGCCCCCTGATAGATCTCAAGCGTGCCGTCTGTCGGGCTCGCGCACAGTACCGAAATGTCTTGATACGTCACGGTTGTTCCGCCATCTCTAGCCGTGCCCGTGAATGTCGCGGCGGCCGCCAGGTTGGTCGTGGTGTCGGCGTAGATGATCGGGGCCGTGTTCGTGATGACCGTCGAGTTGGCGGCAAGCGTCGCGGACGAGACGACGACAGATCCGGTGACCGGAAAGCCCCTCGTCGCGTCGGTTGATCCTGAGTGCCGCGCGCTGACGTCGAACCGCGTCGCATCGAGCAGGTTGACGAGGTGCACACGCCAGTCCGTGCTGCTCGCAGGGGCGACCGCGCCGTTCTCGACGATCACCGCGACTTTGTATTTCTTCGTTGGGTCCGGAATCACGCGATCGGCCGCGAATTGGGCGCCCGCGTTGGTGAGCGCGTTGAGGGCCCAGCCGCGAGTCGTGACTCGGTCGCGCTCAAGCGATAGAGAGAAGATCGTGGCGGCGATCCAGTTCGGCGTGGTTCCAGTCGCTACAGTCGTGTACCCGGCGGCGTATGCGTTCGCGATTGTGTCAATTGCCGAACCACCGGCGCGGGCGAGCATCGAGCCGGTCGTGGCGACCGTGCCGGACCACTCCGCCATCGCCGCGTTTCTGGCGTTGAGTACAGCCGGGGCCGTGACGATCGACGTATCGGTGAGCAGCGCCTCGGTGACGGGGTCGACCTCGACGAGACCAATCCTCAACGAGTTGTTCGCAATGCGTTGCGATGAAGAGATCTGATATCTGAGCTCTACAGGCGCGCGGAACGTCGTTTTTGAAAGAAACACCGTGCGTGCGCTCGCAGTCGTTCCCGACGCGATGACAGTGTGCGGGACGGAGCCGGCCACAGCGCCGCCGCCGACCGAGATCGTCATCCCTGAGCCCGTTTCCACAAGGTCCCAGTCGCCGGTCGCGGAGCTGTCGAGAGTCGTGCAATAGAGTTTTTCTCGAGCGGTGCCAGCGAGCATCTTTTCACCGACGGGGTCGAAGGCAGCGTCCTGTGTCGCGATGCGGCCGCTGGACAGCAACGCCGGAAGGCGCGCCAGCAGTGCGACGAGCGTCGCCTCTGATGCCGCCCCGATCGGCAGGACTGACTCGACGACCTTCGAGGGCATCGTGCCGTCGGCGGCGGGCCTGAGCGGGTTGCCGTTCGCGGGGTCGACGATCGCGGTGGCTTGGGTTTGTACGACGTCGGCGCCGTCCGTTCGCTGGAAGGTGTCGATCTTTACTGTAGCGTTTGCGGCGTCGAGGATGGAGACGTTGCTCATTGTTCTTCCTTGTTATCGGCCCGATCAGGCCATATAGGTTTTTTCGAGGGCGAAAGACCCATCGGGCAGCGGCGTGGCGATCGCCACCTGAACCGGCTCGGGCTTCTCTTCCTTTTCCGCGCGCCCGAGGACGAACGTCCCGTCCGCCTGCGGGATCGCTACGGCCTTCAACGGATCGCCCTCGTCGTCCTCGATCTCCGCCTGCATGACAAACGAGCCGTCAGGCATCGGGACCGCGCGCGCATTGCTCAGGGGCTTCTTCTCGCCGCCGGAACGAATCGACACCGGAACGTTGACGACGACGCCGGAACCGCTTCCGTTGGCGGGACGGTTTCCGGTGCCGGGCTCGGGTTGCGGGGCCGAGAGGCGCGCCTGCTCGGCGTAGAGCTTCGCGTTGACCTCGGCTTCTTTCACCTGGAGCTCGCGGAACTTGAGCTGGATCTCGGCCTGCTTGAGCGCGTTGTCGTTCTTCGCGGCCTCGGCCTCGGCGATCGCCTGCTGGGCAGCCTGAACGGCCTGCTGGACCTGCTGTTGAGCCTGCTGGACGGCCTGATCGGCCATCTGCATCGCCTGCTGGACCTGCGCCGGGAGCTCGGCCATCTTCTTCTGTTGCTCGGCCTGTGCGATCTGCGGCGGAAGCAGGAGCTTCATCCGCTCGGCGAGCTCGTCGGCGTACGGCATATCCAGAGCCCTGAACACGATATCGCCGCCGATCTGCATCAGGTTCGGCTGTTGCTGGACCATCTGCGTGAGGTACTCGGCCGCCTCCTGGCGTTTCGTCGAGTAGCTCGGGCCCGTCGTGATCGTCACGTCGTATCGACCCGCGCCAGGGTTGAAGACCTGCATCGCGCCGACGGATTGGACGCCTTTCGCCTTCGGGTCGATCTGGGCGAGCTGGTGAGTCCCGTCTTCGCCGAGGATGCGAACGACGCGGCGCGTGTCGTAGAAGGCGGGGATCAGGTCGAGCAGGATCCGGACGACGTGGCGCTGCGCCTTGGCGAGGTTGTCGTGGTAGTGGAAGGTCGACATATCTCCCTCACGCTGGCGCGCGAGGATCGCCTTGCCTGACTTCTCGTTGCTGGGCGCACCCAGTGAAGCCGCGTACATCCCGACCGCCGCCTGAATGTCGTGTTCGGCGAGCTGCATGTCCTGGGCGAAGCCCGACGGAACGTCGGCCGCCGGAAGACGCGTCGGGGGAGGGACGGCCTGACCGTTCAGATCGACCGGCTTGTACGGAAGATGTGAGTGATTCGCGGTGTTCGCGGTCGCCCACTGGTCCTCGTATCCCTCGATCTGACCCTCGGCGACGAGCCACGGGGCCTTGGGCGAGAGGGCGACACGCTCGGCGAACGCGGAACGGCTGAAGTTGTAGAGGCGCTGCGGATCCTTCGCGGCGCGAATCAGCCCGGACAGTCGCCGCTGGCCCTCGACCCAAATCTCGTTTCCGTGAACGGGGACGAGCGGGATGAACCGGCCCGGCCAATCGTCACGGCGTTCGAGAACCTGCGCGCCGGAGATCAGGGCGAACTTCACGCGCTTGGAATCAAGACGTCTCGACTCCGAGATCGCCGGCGGCGTGACGCCTTCCTCGATCGCCTTCTTCACCTCTTCATCGGTGACGACAGAGCCGTCCTCGAGAAGGTGCATCAGGCGCTTCTCGCGTACGGTGTACCAGTATTCAGCGACGCGGACCTTCCCGTTCGCGTACCAGTCGCCGACCCTCGGGGCCTCGGCCTTCCAGTCGACGGGCTCGGCATCGGGGAATCGATCCTCGAACTCGTCTTCGTCGATTTCTTCGACGACGAAAGCGTGATCGATGTCGGAACCGTCCGGCTCCGAGTAGTCCGACGCGTAGACCGAAAAGATGTTCGGGACGCGCTTGATGCGCAGCTCCTGTTGAAAGCTCTCCGGGTCGGAGTACTCCGAGCACACGCGGATCCAGCCGCGACCGGGGCCCGCCGCGTGAGAGATCGCGGTGTCATAGGCCGTGTCCGCGTTCGATGCGTCCTCGATGCCCCTGACGAGACCCTGCAGAAGGTCGGCGACCTTCGGATCCGATTGGCTGTCGACGGGGCGGATCTTCGCGCCGGGGCGGTTCTGCCTCGAATCGTTGACGACCTGCCTGTGGTACTGGGAAAGCTTGTCGACGACGAGACAGGGGCGGGCGTTCGGCCCGCGCTCACGGTCGGCGCGAAGCTTCTCCGGCCACTGTTCGCCCGCCTGGAATTTGATGTCGTCGAGCATCTGGACGCGCTCGTCCGACTCGTCAGAGGCGATCCGCTCGAATCGTTCGCGCGCTTCCTTGAGGAAATCGCTGTCGTCGTCGTCTCTTCGCGCTTCGACGCGCTTCTTGTTCTTTGCCATGGGTTACCGCTCAGGAGGCCATCCAGCCGGCCTCTCCGCCCGCTGAATATGAGTAATCGAAGCCGGAGTAGATCGATTTCGGCGCCGAAGATTTCGGTGACGATTTGTTGACGACGGTGGCGAGATACCGGAACGCGTCCGATCCGTTCGACGCCCAGTCGTGGATGGGCTCGGCGCTGAACGTCCCCATCGCCTCGTTCCACTTGGACCTGTAGTTGGTGAGCGCCTCCCAGCCGCGCTTGCACCTTTCCTTGTCCATCCACACACGCGGCAGCACCATCCGGACCGCGTGAATCCCGTCTGCGATGTTTCCGCGCGGGACCATCTTGAAAGTGACGCCGAGAGCCTTGGCGGTGTCGAAACGGGAGAGGCCATCGTTCAACGACCTGACGACGATGTCGTGGGGGCCCCAGTGGTCGCCGTAGATGTAGCCCTTATCCCGGAGGACCTTGACGAAATGCGGGATGGCCTCGTTGTTCGACTCGTAATAGTCGATCACCCGGACCTCGCGGCCGTGGATCTGGAAGAACCAGATCGCGGTCGGGTCGTTGATCCCGAGGTCCCAGGCGGTGTGCACCGGAAGGTTCGGCTCGTAGGGGACCGACGTCAGGCGATCGCCCCGGACAAGCGCCTCGAGCTCGGCCTTGTAGATCTGCCCGCGTACCTCGACGACGTCCCAACGCCCTTCCAGCAGCGCCCGACGCTCCATCTCGGAGAGCATCGAGAGCTGTTCCGCGTAGCCGGTACCCGACAGATGCGGGTTGTCCGTGATACGCGCCGGGATGAAACGTCTGCGCCAGGTCTTTCCGCCGCCGAGATCCACATCGACGCCGGAAGACCTTCCGTCATCGGGAATGTCGAACCTCTGCCGCACCCATGCATGCCCCGGGCCCCCGGGGTTACAGGTCGCGCGGACGTACTTCTTGATCTTCATACGCTCCGGGGCTCGGAGGCGTGAAATCAAGTTCTCGTAGAGGCCCGGCGTGGGGTGTTGCGTGAGCTCGTCGATCGCGATGTACTGGAATTCCTTGCCCTGGAATCGGTCCTTGTCGCTCTCGGCGTCGGCATAGGCGAAGAGGACCTGAGCACCCGAGGGGAAGTCCCATACGTTCTTCGTTTGCGTGAATTTCGCGCCCGGAACGATCCGGGGATAGAGATCCATCGAGCGCTTGATGAGCTGCCCAAGGTCGCCGTAGGTCTTGCGAACGAGAAGCGCCGTATATCCGGAGATCTGGATGGCCCCCTGGGCCAGGCCAAGCGCATCGATGAGGAGGGCGTCCGACTTGCCCCCGCCCGCGCTCCCGCCGTACAGGACTTCTTCGGCGTCGCAGGATAGGAATTCCGCTTGCTTCTGGGTGGGCTCCCAGATCACGGGGGGCTTGGCTTTCGGCATCGAGACCTCCCGCCTACGTCAGCCGGCAATCGCCGCGACCCAGAGGCCGGACAGCAAGGGGAGGCAGTGAAGGGCGCCGAGCGTGAAGGCGATGAGACGAGCCCTCGGGGTAGGCGCGCATTCAACGCCCCAGAGAGCGCAGGCCCAGCCGACGACACACAGGACGATCGAGGAGATGATCTGTGCCTCGTTCATCGATCCTCTCCCTCGCCGCCGGAAGAGCTTTCCGGTGTCGAAACCTTCGCGGGGACGATAGCGACCGCCACGGGGTTGGAATCGGCATCGCCTCCCGTGATCTCCAGCCTGTCGGTCTCGCGCCATCGGGCGCGGGTCTTCATCCAGAAGATCGTTGCGGCCACGTTCGCGCCGGACGTCGCCATCCGATAAAGCGTGTCCGCTACCTTGGAGTTGGCCGTGACGTGCCCGCTCCCTAGCTCACGCTTGAAGTACTTGCGCAGCGTCTTCTCTGAGATTGGCTGTCCCTTTGCATCGAGGACGAGCTCGCAGATCTCGGGCTCACGCATCCCGTAACCCGCAAGGGTCTTCACCATCTGTCTCTGGTGGGCGGTGGGCGTGAAGGGCTTGCGCCCCGGGGACTTCTTGCCTGTGTCGTCGCTCATCACTTCACCTCGACGATCACGTCGACGATCCAGCCATCCCTGGGGTAGACCTTCCGATGCCGTCCAATCTCGGGATCGAAGGGCTTTCCGTCGACGAACGCGACCCAGTGCCGACGCCGAAGGCCTACCGGACGCCGGATGAGTAACGCCGCCGAGAGCAATGACGAGGCCGCAAGCCTCACGGGCGCGCAAGACCTCGACGCCGAGACTCTCGACTTCGTGAGAACTGACAGAAGACGGACCATTTCCGACACCGAAATCCCCCGGCCCCGGGAACGCCTCGCGTAGCGCGAAACCGTCCCGAAATCGAGACGGCTAAGCACCGACGCGCAAGCGATCCCGCAGTCGGTCATCCCATGTAGCCTTGAGTCGGGGCCATCTCGCCCTCGTACTGCCGACGCCGCTTCGCGGGCCCGCCAGACTTCCTGATCGACGCGTTGGCGCGTTGGCGCGAAAGCCGAAGGTCCTTCATCAGCGGGTTCTTGGCCTCGCGTTCGGCGCGTCGCGCGCGATAGGCACCGCTTCCGCCGTATCCAATCAATCCGTTCATCTCTTAGCTCCTGTCCTCAAGGACTTTCCTTCGCGCTGCGGCGCGGTTCTCGATGAAGACAACAGGCACCGAAAGGCGACAGCGCTTCAAGATTTCATGGGTCTTCGGGCCGCCGTACACGAGAACAGAGCGGGGCTCGAGCTCGGCGACGGAACGCTCGATGCCGTAGACACACCGGGCCATCTCGTCGTCGTCGGCGACCGTCTGCACTTGGAAGGCGATCGCGGGCGCGTTCTTCGGGATTCCCAGCAGACAATAGTCAAAACTATCGGCATCGGAAAAATTGACGTCCGGGATGATCGCGATGCCGGCCTCCTGGAAGTACCTGGCGATGTATCGAGCCCGATAGGTCGACCAGATCCCGGCGGCGGAAGGCTGTCCGACCCAGATCGAAAAGTTGGGCGAGATGAGAATCCGCGCGCCCATATTGAGCAGCTTGGTGGCGTACTTCGCCGGATTCGCGAAGACCGGCTCGAACCGGTAATCGTCGACGTAGAACGCGCCGACGAAGCGATCACGCGGAAGGCCCCGGATGCCATCGCTTCGGTACTGCCAGAGCCACGTCGACACGCCGTCGTCTGGCGTCGCGTCGGGCCCGGCCCAGCTCCGAAGATTCGCGGGAATCTCGGCCAGCATGTCGGCGCGAAGCTCCGGGATGCCGTAACGCAGGGTCGAGTCGATCCTGATCTCGTCCTTCAAGGCTTTCGCCCCCGGAAGCTCTTCCGACACCTCGTCGAACGTCTCGGGCTCGGGATCGAGACCGGGGAGACTGTCGAGGTCGAAACCGGTGATCTCGACGTCGAAACCAAGGCGCGCCAGATCAGACAGCTCAGAGTGCAGAAGGTCGAAGTCCCAGCCGGATCCCTCGGCGATCCTGTTGTCGGCGATCACCAGGGCGCGCTTTTCGGACTCGGAAAGACCAGAGATCTCGATGACGGGAACCCTGTCGAGGCCGAGACGTTTCGCCGCGAGCAGCCTTCCGTGTCCGGCAATCAGTTTCCTCGTCTCGTCGACGAGAAGCGGATTAATGAAGCCGAAACGCCTCATCGATTCCGCGATCTGACGCACCTGGTTGTCCCCGTGCGTGCGTGCGTTCCTCGAGTACGGAACGACTTCCGAGGTCGGGACTTCCGAGACCGAGAGAACCCTTTCCGAGGCTTTCGCCGCCGGGAGAGGTTTCGAGGCCGAGAGGCCTTTCGGTGTCGGAGAAGGGGTCATCTGTCGGTGTCGGAAAGGCTTTTCGGGGGCGGAAGGGCTTTTTTATCCGGAAGATTTCGGCGACGGGATAAACAAAAAGGCCACGATATTAGTATATCAAAGACTATCTTATGGGCAACGGGAGAAAGCGATGTCAAGCTGTTCGACGTTCAGTGCATCCGTTCGATCGTCACGATCACGCGACCGCCGCGCTCGATGCCCATACGTTCGATCGTCACGGCGTCGATCTGCGAATCATCCGCGTACACCTCGGCGTGTGTCAGCGCGTCCCAGAGGCTCTTCTGGACGTTGTCGATGTCACGGATCCGACGGTCGGGCGGGAATAGCGCCACATGCATCCTCAGGCGCTCGGAGCCGTCGAACCGTTCGCCCGGCACCGACTGGAGCAGCACCTCATCGATCACGTCGGCCCTGAATGCCTTGGCCTTGGGGCTCAGGAATTTCCGGCCGCCCCGCATCGTGCACCAGTACGAATTCACCGAGGGAGGCCACGGCAACGAGAACACCGCCCTCATGGCTTCGGTCCCCCGTCGGCGATATCACGGCCTCGACAGTCTCGGGATCGAAGAATCCGACGAAGGGCCGCCCGTTCCCCGGGCGTCAGAAACAGCGCCGGGAACAGGATGTGATGGAGGCGGAAACGATAGCGCGAGCTCACGCGGACACCTTCGGATTACGCTGTGCCCGGCTTTCAGTGCAGGAGACCCCGGCAGCATTGCAGAGCTGGAGATAGACGTTGCCGTTCTTGTACAGGCAATCCGCGA